AGATTCTAATGGATCTTATTTATCGGGATGTATGCCGTGTGAATCAACTATTAATTGCACTCATGGGGGAGGGGCTTATGGTAACTGTAATGGTTCATCAACAAATTCTCGTGGATCAGGGACTTGTCCTTTTTACTCGACCTCACCAGGAACCACATCTTTTGGATACTATTGTTCTAACCTAGTAGAAAATGACAGTTTCCAGATAAAGGAAAATATAGATGGAGTTTATCCCGGCCAAAAAAAAGGAAGGCAGGGCTGGCCTACTGTATTAGATAAAAAAGGATTTAAATCGCCATATTCAGATTATTATAAATCAGAAAAATATTCTGATGTGAATAATCGATGGAATGCGTCTGGTGTACCAAGATGTAACTCACCGTGTCGTAAAAATGTAAACACTATAAGTTCTGGTTGGAAAACATGCGATGACGCTATATTTAGTACCCCGGGCGTAGCACAAAAAATCTGTACTAAATTATTTGGTGTCGGTGATAACAGGCATGGGTACGGCCGAAATTGTAGTGGAAATAAGTATAAGTGTGTATATAAAAACGGGGGTAATGGTTGTACATGTAATGGTGGTTCTTGTGGCGCAGAGCTCACGTGCTCTGCTTCCGACTACAATAGCCCAGCGTGTACCTCCGGATTGATCAACCGTGCACCAATAAAATAACTTATATAAATATTTAATATTATATATTATATTATATATGTATGAACATTTAGTTGGTCTTATATTATTATCATTAATTTTTATTATATCGTTTTATATAATTCATAAATATAGATATTATGAATATCAAATATTTATTCCATTAGTTATATCAGCTATAATTATAATTTATTTAATATATTATAAATCAAAAATAATTGAAGGAAATATTGAAGGAGATATATACGAAGTATTTAAGGAATCGTTACCTACGGAGGATGTATTAGAATTTCCTATGGAAAAATTAGCAAAAATATTAAAATTATTAAAAACTCAATTAACAGGTGAAGAAAAACATGGTTATGAAGAACAATGTCGAGGTAAATTTGTATTAAATAAATTAATAAATAAACCGTGTGGTGTAGGTTTTAATGAAAGAGTATATAAAATCACAAAACCAGGAAGAAATTGTTTGCATACAGAAAAATATAAAGAAAAAGTCCCATTAAAATTATGTAATTATGGTGAAAAATGTAATATAGATTTAGATTGTATATCAAATAGATGTGATAATGGAATATGCACATATGATTTAAAATGTAATTATGATATGCCCGGATCATGTAATTACGATAGTTGTATGAATTTAAATGATAAAGATAATGATGTTGATGATTTTATATATAAAAATAATAATTGTACTAAAAATCCATGTAATGAAGATACGTATGTATTATGTGATAATTTAGATTGTGAAAATTTAGGATATTTATATAAATATAATATGGATCAAAATGTATGTGAAAAAATGAACGTGTTACAAAACGACCCTAATGAAGATGTTGATACAATTAATGCTAAAATAACTGCTCTACAAAATTTGGAGAAAAAATATTCGTGTTCAAATACATTTTCACAAAATATCTATGGTCTGATTTTTGATCCAAAAACGGATAGTTGTATGTTAAAAAGCGATATGAACAAGATGACAGTAAAAACAATATATGAAATTAAAAATAGAGGTACAGGTATTACCAATTATAAATATGAATATTATGTATATGAAAATGGTAAAGAAAAGAAAGATGAAGGTGGATATAAAGGTAGATATAAAGGTATTTGTATAGACGGAACACAACCGAACGATGACCGTACGGCGTGCTCCCCTTGTCCGCTAACGGAAGCAGGGATTAGTGGAAAGTGTAATACGTGTGGTGATGGGATGGGACCGAACGATGACCGTACGGCGTGCTCCCCTTGTCCGCCAACGAAAATTGGGAAGAAGGGGGAGGGGTGTTGGCCGTGTGGTGATGGGATGGAACCGAACGCTGCCCAGACGGCGTGCGTGACTTGTCCGCTAACGAAAGCAGGGATTAGTGGAAAGTGTAATACGTGTGGTGATGGGATGGAACCGAACGATGACCGTACGGCGTGCTCCCCTTGTCCGCCAACGAAAATTGGGAAGAATGGGAAGTGTTGGCCGTGTGCTGATGGCTCGGCACCGAACGATGAGCGTACGATATGTTATTGGTGTCCCGAAAATTCTGCTGGGAAAGCTGGACAATGCTCTGTGTGTGCTGATGGAAAGTCAAAAGCTTATTCATATACGAGTTGCCTCTCGCCATGCATGTCGGTGCTGGAGGACACTTGCGGTGAGGACAAGGACGACAATTTTAAAAAATGCGCGAAGTGCGTCGGAGAGAACCAGCAGCTGATGCACAAGAATCACTGCCCCGCCTCGACCATCCAGGATTGGTGTGCGGGGTGAACCACCCGCAAATCGGCAAGTAATGGCCGGCAAAAATGTTCTGCGAAGCCCATAACTTTGGCCCATAATGATATTTTGACAAACGGATTTTTGTGTATTAATTGTGAGACGCTGTAGATGCGAATTGCGGTATCGCGCGAGTAAATCGCGCAACGCACACGCGCATTCATATACGAGTTGCGTGCCAACTGGGAAATAGGAGCTGATAAAATAACAGGATGCAACGATTGCAAGAATATGAAGGAAATTATGCAGAACTATACACTAGATTGGTACGATAAAGAAATATAGTTTATCTTATTTATATTTATTTAAATTAATTTATTATATTTTATTTTTTTATTGTATTTATTAGTATTATTATTTATAAATACTTGCTTCTTAAATATTGTAAAATCTCCATTAATATTACGCAATCCATTTTATTATATTCAATAATTTCTGAAATTTCAGTATATCTTTTAATAGGGATGTTAACTTCTTTTTTTAAACAAATATCTTTAAATTTAATCATAGCGTCTAAACCATTATCTGTATCAGACCATGTAGATTTAATCATACCATGTTTATACATATTTTTGCCAATTGTTTTTAATGAAAAATTAAAACAATCTTTTATAATAACGGGTTCAGAACGAAAATAATATAATAAATCTATTAATATTATTTCAGGTAAATTAATATCAGGGAATCTTTTATGAATATTATTTATATATGATTTTTCAGCGTGTCCCCAATGATATATTTTAATAATATCATATTTACTAATATATTCAACCCATTCAATAATATTTTCTTTTTCTGATTGAATAGTTAAATCTTTAATAGTGAAATCTTTAAAATGAATAAAATTATTATTTTGTAATAAAATATTACCAATAATACATATATTAGGATATTTTTTATTAAGGTTATCATTAAAATAATTTGTTTTTTCTTCTAAATTAAGAATACTTTCAAAATCTAATATAAATTCGTTATCATCAATTTTAAGAATATTTTTGAAATTATTAGAAATAGATTTTCGTGGTTCAATTATAAGATTATTATATTTATTCATATGAATAATTTTTTCTTGAATATCTTTAACATTAGAATCTTTAAGTTCATATAAATTATTTAATAAATAAGGATCATTCCATTTATTTATGCCTATTTTAATTAATTTATTTCTATCTTCGTATGAAATCATCCATATAAGAGTAATTTCTTTAATTTTTTCAGAGAGTTTTTTCTTTTCATATTCCCAACAAGATTGTTTGTTGTTCATATTAGGATATAATTCTATGCAGTTGGGTTCAGGTAAAATAGTTATTTGATTGAGTCTTAAACTGTTTAACCATTTAATAGAATTAATCACTTTACTACGAAATGTATCTTCATATATAACTAACCCGATATTTTCTTTTTTATTTAATATTTTATTATTAAGTTTATATTCTTTACCGAATAAAAAATAATAATTATTTCTTTGTATATATTTTCTTAAAGCGCTGTTAAATGAATATAACGCGCATTTATTATAAAAAACATTATATGAATTACATATATCTCTATTATTACATTTAAAATTTAAAATTTCAGGAACAATATTAATAATTAAATATTCATTATTTTTTATTATATTAAAAGGAATATTATTAATTTCATTAAAAATTTTAACGAATAGACTTTTTTTAATCATAATATCACATTTTACAATTAATTTATATTTATCATTGATTAATAATGGATTTATAATTAATGGAATATTATTATGAATTTTATTAATTGTATTATCAATATTATTAAATTTAGGAAATTTGATATTAGGATAAAAAAAATTACTTTTTGTTACAATATCATCAATAAAATTATTAATATAATCAGATGATATTTTTGAAATATATTTATTAAAATAATTATTTTTATCTTTTTTAAAATTATGCGAATTATTTAAATAAGATTGAAAATTAAAAAAATCACAAATCGGATCATTATTAATATGATTTCTTAATAATTTAAATTCACGGATATCTGATAAGTATTCCATTATTAAAAAGAATATATTAAAATTATAATAATTATCCGTTAAATTTTTCTAAAATATCAGGATAATCTTCATCAATCACTTTTTTAATATGTTTTATTTTATACAAATCATTAAATTTCATATATGTATCATATGAATAAGGATCATCATTATGTATATTTTTAACAACTATACTACACAAATCATAAACACTGTCACTATTTAAATGATGATATAATAATATAATATTAGTATCATTATTAATTTTATCAATATTATATTTAAATATAATATTATGTTTTAATTTGCTAGAAGATTGTTTAGAATATTTACTTGAAATAAGTAAGAAACCTATATTAGGATAAATAGTATCATCAGATAAATTACATAAAATTTCTAAATCAAATGGTGTAATTTTGTAATTATCAGTGGAAATATAATCTTTAAAATTATTTAATGATTTTCCATAATCAAAATATAATTTAATATTTTTTAGGAACTCTTTATTTTTCTTCTGGATTTTTATTTCAGTTAATATTTTTCTTTTTATGGTTATAGAATCAATAATATCACCACCACCGGTAAATAAATTATTAAAAGAATGTTCTAGTGGTAAGAAATCTATATTTTTTCCGAAATAGAACCATACAGTTGCATCAGAATTAAATAATTTATATATAATATTTGGAATACCATTTAAAATTGATGAAATATTTTTAGGTTTATTATCAGATATGGGTGTATCATTATTTTTGTCATAAAAATTTATATCTCTTATAAATTGACTATTATATTTAAAAAGTTCATTTAGAAATTGATTATTATATTTAAGATAATTAAAAAAAATTTCATTTGATTTTTTAGTTTTATATAAATCGCTGATATTAATATTATTTTGAAGAATATTATTAATTACATCAATATCTTTATGAATTAAATATAATTCAACAAATTTCCAGGTAATCTTATTAATTAATAATTTATTATCATTTTCATAAATAGAAGTTTCTTTAACGTATAATTTACATTTATTTTCGTCATATTTACACGGATAATCACAAATATCTTCTGTATTATTAAAACATATAGAAGAATCACGATTATTAATATATTCTTTAAATTTTTTATTTGGTAATATTTCTACGATATCATTTATAAAATTATTAATGAGATCATATAAATATTGTTGTTTATCAAAATTAATTAATATTGCATCATTTGATATAAGATTCATGATATCTAAATAATTAATATTAATATTAATTTTAAATAAACCATTAAATTTGCTTTGTGATATATCTTTGACGATACCTGATAATTTATTAGGTTCATTATAAATATCAATAAAATCGTTATTTTTTTCAATATAATTTAATATTTTGCCATCATGATCTTTTTTTATAATTTTGAATGAATATTTACTATTAATCGTGAATAATTTAGGTTTATCAGTATAAAATTCAGATAATATTGTTTCTTTTTTAAGATAAAATATTATATTTTGAATAGTAAGTGAAGTAATATGATTAATATAATTAATATTCATATTATATTTTGAACGGATATCATTTTCGGGGATAAATCGTTGAACATATTTATCTAATGTATATATATTTGTATTACCTAATATAGGTAAATTTAACATATTAGATTTATTATATTTAGTAGGTTCAATAGGAATATAACTATTATTTTCTAAAACAATATTAACTACATGATCATTTTCAACAATTAATCCGTTGGGTTTCATATATTTTTTTAAATTTTTAATATCTTCATCATTAGAATATTTAATGTAATCAGAATATGATGGTAATTTACCATGAAAATCATATATTAATTGAAAATCAATATCATTATATGATTTTAATATATTCGTAGGAACAATTGGAAATATACAATTATTTTCTGTAATTATATGAGATATTTTACAGTAATTATCAACTAACAAATATTTAGGTTTATATTTAGGATATATTTCATCAATACATTGTTGAAATTCTAGATCATCTTTATATGTTTTAGTATATATTGTATTAATAGAAGTATTAATTCCTGATAATATATTATTAATATATGTATTAATATCTTTATTACTAGAAAGATTATATTTTAAATCACATTCAATTTTTTTTCCATTTATATTAGATTTTTCATTATAATAATAAATAGGTTCATAAATATCATTTATTTTATATATAAAATAAAATATACAATCAGGGTTACTAATATTATATTTATTTAATTGTAATTTAAGGTTAATAATTTCATCAATATTTTCAAATATAATATAATTAGTGTTATTAATTTCAGATACAAGTGGAATGATATATTTATAATCTTTTTTTTCTTTACTTTTAAGATATTCAATATAATTCTTTTTAGAAATGATTAAATCGTAAATAAATTTTATATTATATTTATTTTCAGTTTTATTCATTATTTTATTAAAACCTATTACAAAATTAAATGCATTATCAGTTGTTACATTATTTATATTATTTATATTGATATTTTGTTTTTTTAAAAAATCACTAAATTTAGCAAATGATTTGTTAATATATTCAATATGACTATTTGATATATTAATATTATTTAATTGTTT